CGTGGTCCCAACAGGTCGACGATCATACGGTGGTTCCCGTTCTTCAAAACGGTCACAATTCGTAAAGATCTTGCCGTAAGATTGTTGGACGAATCAAAAAACCGTGCCTATACTTGTCGAAGCTTCTACACAGGATCAATTTTCCAAGTTGTTTTGAACCGTATGGGCCTGTGCGCCCTCATAAGAGAGATCCGGAAAAGACCGGACTTAGCTAAGGCCGTAAACCATGGATCAACGAGACATCGCGCAGCTGCCACTTCCCGACTCCGTAGACGGCTTCAAGGAGTTCAGCGACCTCTGGGACAAAGACACAGGTAAGTTGAAAGAGTCCTTTCTTCCGCGTGAGTACAACGTCCGCGGTGAAGATTTCAAACACAATTTCATTCTCGGTATCGTCAGCACGCCGTGGTCCAAAAGCCGTACTCAGTGGGACGTCAAGTTTCACTTCAAGAAGTGCAGAGGCCTCACGGTGATGCGCAAGCTCTCAGAGGTCCTCCGCGCCTGGGTGAACAAACACGAACCTGGCGCTCGCTTTCCTGAGCTGGTCTGCCGTGTAGACCTCTCTCCTAGTCCCATGTTCAACGACCAGTTGGATATGATCATGACCGGCGTACCCGGTGAACAGGTCGAACTCGTCCTGGAAACCCTGCTGCGCAAACTCAAAGAGGTATTCGGCTAATGAGCGATAAATACGGAGGGTACGGGGGCAAGTACGACAGACTCATGGGACACCTTGCCCACGATGACGACGTTCACGCCTTTTTCTCGCAGTCCAAAAACATTCAGCTTCTGACTCCGGTAGAGGAGAAGGACTTACTCTACAGGGCTGTTGCCGGAGACATGGACGCCAGACAAGCCTTAGTGTACCACAACCTGAAGTTCATCATACGCAAGGCTAAGGCCGCCGTCCGGCGGCACTATTCCACCGCTAAGCCGTCGAACAGCCTCTTCCTCGAAGCGATCAGCGCCGGGTGCTTAGGGATGCTGAAAGCCATCGATGAGTTCAAGCCTGACAAAGAGTGCAAGCTCATCACCTACGCCGCCTGGCACATTGAAGACAACATCCGCAAGATCATCCTCTTTGAAGTGAATGCCAGCAAGCCGGCCAAAGCGCTGTCCCAGGTGAAGCACGTCAGCATCAACGTGTCCCCGATCTCGCACTTCGAAGGTTTCGACAAAGAAGACCACAACATACCTGACGTGGTTGACGCGATCGAAACAAACATCAAGAGCACAAAGCTCCGTGAAGCTCTCAAGTGCCTTGAACCTATGGAGCGGGAGATCATTGGTAACCGTTACGGTCTCTCCGGAAACACCAAGACCTACAACGAGCTTGCCAAAGACTTTTCGATGTCCGTCGATGACGTTCGCAACACCGAACATCAGGCTCTTCGTCAGCTCTTCCTCCACATCAACGAAGAAGCCATCCTTACCGGCCTTTCAGCGTTGTAACAAAACAACGGAGAGTGCAATCGCACTCTCCGTTGCCTCCAGGTGGCAGTGATGACCCACCGCCGCTTTACTATCCACCAGTGACTGAGCGAACGTCCGTTCCGAGAATGTGAATCGGGCGGATGCGGTCGAACTGTCCGTTGGTGGCTTCCGTGATGACGACGTTGTTGGCGTCCAGGCCGAAGCCGTGACCTTCCAACATGCAGTCTTCCAGGTAGCAGGCGCCGTAGGTCTTGTTATTCGAAGCCTTGAGCAGCAGACACAGGCCGAGACTCTGACGGAAGACGATTGATGTCAGGTTGATCCAGAAGTCTGCGTTGTTCTTGTGCGAGTCGGCGTTTCCCTGCTGACCTACGATAGGAACATTGAGCGACGGGCCGAAACCCGGCGCGTCCTCGATACCGATTTTTGGCCACGCCCCACCAGGACCGAAGTTCTGGTTCACACCCAGGCCCGCTGCGAACTTACCGTGGGATGGTTTGAGGTTTTCGTCCGGGTACCACGAGTACAGCATGCGCAGCAGAGATGGACCAAAGAACATGATCCGACCCATGCTGAAGGCTGCGAAGTGGCGGCCGGGGATCATGTAGGCCCTGGCTGAGCCGATCTCGAACAGACGGTTCACGTTACGATTCTGGTTTGCCTGGAAGTTACTCAGCAACCCAATGGGTTGAAGAATAATCGGGGCAGAATCGAAAGCGATAGTGAGAGCGTCACCAGGGCTGGCTGGCCCCTGCGAGTCTCTTAGCATGTCCAGACGAGGCGGTCCGGCAGCAATCAACGCCGCTTCCGACGTGATGTACTCACCGTTTACCACTTCTGTCTGTACGTGAGCTGATGTCCAGCTCCAGTTCAAAAAGTCAGCCATCTGAGCTGCTCCCAGGTATTAGACGAAGATCCGTACGATGCCCTTGTTAGCCGGGAACACCGGGGTGAAGGAAACCTCCATGATGACAGAGTCCTTACGTGCCGGGTTCTCGAACACCGATTCAATCAAAATGTCTGCGGCCCTACGGTTCGCCTTGTCCAAGTACCGGTAGATGACGGCCTGCACCCTGGCGCTGAAGGCATCGTAGAACTGCCCCTCAGGATCAATGAGGTTCGGACCGAACAACGACCGGGTCGCTGTACGCACATCTTTGGCAAAGTTGTCGACCGCGGCCGTCACTGACTCTTCGATGGTCTTCAGATCAGTGGTGTCGGTGGTCACGTTACGAACTGCTGTAACCGGCGTTCCGATTCCGCCGAGCTGTTCCATCAGCACGTTGCCAGTGGACAGTATGCGATCAAGCTGCGAGCGGGTGAACGTGTCGTCCACATCCCGGAGCTGGTACACACCTGAAACATCACGACCGGTCAACGGAAGTGCTGGGTTCAGACCAGACTTGCGGCCGGCCAGGCCAACACAGTTCCAGTATCCACCGTCACGCTGGATGATCACAGTAGCTCCGCCGAACAGCCCTGTGCCGTTCGTAGGTCCTGCAATACCTGCCGACAGGTCTGTAAAGGCCACATCGACCTTGTGAGGCCAAACGTTGGACACACGGCGGTTGACGATCCCCTGAGGGATCTGAGCCGCCGCTGTGGCCTTCTGGTCGGTCGTGAGAGGGTATGAGCAGATCTCCCATGCCGTCAGAGGTGTTCCGTTGATAGCTCCACCACCGGGAGAGGTCGAGGTCAGAATGAACCCTGCTGCGGTCACGGTGTCTCCGCCCGACATGGTTCCGTTCGTTCCGCCGGACATACCGGCCACCGTGAAGCTACCGTCCACCACCGTGTCGGTGATGGTCTGGTTCCCTGCGGTGCCTGCCACATCGTTGGTAAGTCCGACAGCTGCGACAACTGCCGCGGCTGTGACGTTCATGGCCGACGCTCCGTTGATCGCCGCCTCAATGATAGAGGCTGCGGCGGAGGCCGTATTCGCAAGAGCGATGTTCACTGTGACACGACCAGGAACCACAGAGGCATTCCTGTCGAACTCGAAGGTTCGCGCCGGGTTGACACCGTCGCTCAGGACGAATGTTTCGCCGTCCTGGATACCTGAGGTAGCACCTTCGACGTTGAACTGGGCGGCCGGGGAAAGACCCGCGCCACCGATACGGGTCCAGGCCGGAAGAGCGCCAGCCTTGGCAACGGTAAGTCCCGCCGTCAGAAGCAGTGCGTTGGTCCAACCGTAAGTGGTGGTCGTGACCTCTACGATATTGGCTCCCGGCGTCGCCGTGGCTACGTTCGGGATGTTTCCAAGAATCGCAGCAGCCAACTCGGCGTCAGTGCTCCAATCAGTAGGAAGTACTGGAACAGCAACGTAGCTGAAGAGTACACCTGCAACCGTGACCGAGTCACCACCTGTTGCACCAGTCACGTCGATCTGGGCTCCAGCTTCCTGGCCCTGGATTGCGGTGATCGTACCTGTGGCGGCAACTGAGCCGATTTGACCGGTGGCGTCCGCTTTTACCGTAACCAGCGGCGGGGTTCCGTTCACAGACATCGTGAACGCACCTGAGTGCCTCTTCAGGTTGGCCGCTGCAATGATCTGGTCCCGGACCTCAGCCGAGCTCAGAACAGGTCCGCCCACCGCTATGGTGACAGCGTTCAAGGAAACAGAGGTACCGTCACCCAACTCGCCGTTAGCGATCAGCTGCTCGTTATCGAACTCGCAGGTGATGAGTGTACCTGCCTGGTCCCTGACCGCGAAGGTCTCGCCGTCACGGACACCAGCCGTCATGTCGGTGACCACGAACTGGGTGACGGGGGTAGCTGCTCCCGCCACGCTTTCCACGGTGGCACCTGTTACGTTGCTTGTGATGGTGTAGCCGTCGGTGAGCAGACGAGCATCCGTCCAGCCACCGGTATCTGTTTCGACGCGAACTTCGTCGCCGGACGGGTTGGTTGCCGTCAAGGCTCCTGCGAACGCTGCGTTGATGGCCGCGACCAAGGTTGCGGTTGTCGACCACTCCACCCCGAAGGTGAAGACAGTGCCGCGGATGGTGACGATTTCTCCGCCAAGAGCACCAGAGACGTCGTCAAGTCTGACGCCGCCCTGCTGGGATCCAACCGGAGTAATGGTCATCTCACCCTGAGTACCCACGTTGCCGAGGGTGTTCGGGGTGGCGAGTGTGACGTCTACTGCTCCGTCGTCTCCGCCGAGCGGAGTAACAGAGGTGATACGGGCTTCTCCGCCAAAGCCGGGGGTGAGGTCCTTGACCACATCGCCCTGCTTGGCGCCGAAGGTGTGGATGTTCTCGCCGGCTGCTGCCACCGTGAACTGCATGTCCGTCGGTGAGGCTTTTGTCGGAGTCGAGAAGGTGCTGTCGTTCTCGTCGACGCGGCAGATCTCGTCTTCGATCACCTGGCTCTGCCAGAGTCGGCGTTCGTGGCCAACCTCTGAGTCGCTCTCCGTATCGACATGTGTACGGAAGAGGGCCAGAATCGCAGCGTCCTGAGTAAGAGGAACCAGGTTGTAAGGAAGCGGGGAGTTTGAGATGACGTCAAGAGCCGCTGTGTAGCCGGCCAGATCGTCGGTTCCCACCTGGACACAAAGTACTGCAGAGTTGGTGTTCAACAGGCCGTTGTTCGCGGCCAGTGCCAACTTGTTGTAGATACTGCCAAGACCCAACTCTTCGTCAATGTTGTCGAAGTCGATGGTCTGCATCTGAGTGGTGCGGTCGCTGCGAAGAGCGACATACGAGAAGAAGATGCCGCCGGACAGGGATGTCCCGGTGAGAGTTCTCGTGATCGAGTAAGTCACGGACGCTGAGGTGATCGCCTCAGTCGGTCCCAGGTAGGACTTCACGGAGTCCTCAACGACCAACTGGGTCTGGTTGAGAACGGTGATGACGGTGAATACCGCAACCCCGCCGATCGAGATCGAGTCACCGACCTGGATACCGGAGTTCAGGAAGTCAGCTGTCAGGTCGGTAAACGTACGGCGTCCGAAATTCGGTGTGCCCCACGCTGTGTACGAACCAGCGCTGGATGAGAGAGCTTCCACATCCACGCTCACGCCAGAGTTCACCGTGAGCTCAGCATTCAAACTGTCCACGGTGTAGTCGGCTGCATCCAGCAGGATGTCCCCGTACAGCGCATGCCTCAGTACAACCTGAGGTAGAGCAGGCGAGGACACGTTGTCTCCGGTATCCACGTCGACACCGCTGATCGAAGCGAAGCTTTCGATCGTGGCGCCTGCGAAGGCCAGGAGAGAATTGATTGAGTATACAGAAGCCGTGCCGCCCACGTACGAGCCCATTGATTCATCGAACTCTACATGGCGGTTGGGACCTACGTAAACCGCAGGGAGCGTCGACGCCGGAGGTACCGGCGCGTTCAGCTGATAAATCTGCTGAACGACGACGTTCGGGCGGTCAATAGGTCCAGGAGTGAATCCACCAGCCATAACTTATTCCTCCGCCTAGCAGTCTAGGATTTTGGTATCCAATTCAATCTGCAGCTTCTGACGAAGATTGCTCTTCAGCGTCCAAACAACAGGCCAGGTTACCGGTATCGTTACTACGCACTCGGCCCTTCTGACCTCTGAGTCTTGCGCTTCCTTCGCCGTGGTACTGTTCATTATAGGGTTGCCGACCCTATGGAACTCACCTCTGCGTCGGAGAACATCCTTGAAGAACAGGAGCGCTCCTACAACCAGTGTGGCGATTTCTCCGCACTCTTTGGGTTGAACAGACGAAACTTCTACCTGTATCGCCGTAGAGGCTAAAACAGAGTACTTTCCGTACGACGGTCCCCAACTCGGCTCGTTCCAGTTGTTGATAGCGAAAGATTCAAAAGCGATTGATCCCCTGCCCACGATGATTGAGTGGTTGGGGTTCTTCGCCACATGGTCAGCCACAAACCTGGCGGCGATCAGAATCTTTGACTGTGACTCGCTCGGGTACCAACGGAAGAGGTTCGGACATTCGTCCAGAATCTCGTCTTGCCCAAAATACGATTGAAGAACATCGATGAAGGATTTACGGACTCGATCATCGAGTCGCGAGAGCTGAGCTAACCCGGCTTGATCGAAGAAACGCGTCTCTTCGTGGGCCTGTTTTTTCTCGCTCTCATCAACAAAAACTTTTTCATCGTCGAAGGGCACGTTTTAGACTTCTTCCCACATGACCATCACCTGAGTTCCCTCAGGAATCGGAACGAACTCTACTTTCAAACTGCCTGCAATACGGTCGCCGGCTCCAGCACCTATCGCAGGAACGTTGGCGTTGAGCCAGTTCGCAAAGACTTCCTGGGCGGGACCGCGACCGTCGTAGGTGTAGTCACGAAGGCTGGATGTCGCCAGGCCGTCGACTGTGGCGGCACCATTGACTTCTGTGAATTGTGTAGCCGCAGGCCCGCCGTTCAATTCGTGCCAGCTGTCGCCAGTAACGGTGTCCGAGAGAGTCCCGAGGAACGTCAGCAAGTCAGCGTCAGTGGTATAACCCCCGTCGTCGAATACCTGGAGAACCTCTCCGATAGCTTGAGCAGTGACCAGCGGTCCCATTGTGGCATCAAGATTGATTGCGGAGGCCAAAGTAGCAGCGTCTGTGAAATCGACACCTTGGGTAAAGGTTATCGGGCCATAACCTACGGTTCCGCCTACGTCAAAAACAACGGTCTCAGCTGCAGCAAGACCTGTAAGATCGATCTCCGCTGCACCAGGGTGGAAGATTGTGATTGAGTAGCCAGTGCCGCCACGGCCAATCATCTTGGCACGAATATTGGTTGTGGCGGTGCCTTCTTCCCACGTAGCCAGCAACGCAAGCTGGCCAGTCAGACCGCGGTTGTTGAACAGCTTGGCAATCAGCTCAGCATTACGCTCGTCCGTGCCTGCATTGGTCCAGTCTACGCCTTCCGTGAAGGTCTCAACCAGTACGCCGTTGTACCGAATTTCAATTCGGTAGCCCACTGTAGACCCGGAAACAGCCAGGTCCAACTCGGCGGCCTTCATGATGGCGTGCTTGTTGCCCTGGGTATCGATGAAATCGATGTGCAGGACTTCTACAACGAACGGCATACGTCGTTCCTTTTAGCTCGGCTCGCCCAGATTACTTACGGGCTTCGATGGACATGAGCTGCATGGACAGGTCGGAGATCATCGCCTGCTTCTTCTGCAGACCAGCCTCAAAACCTGCCTGCACAAACGGGTTGCTCGACAGCAGTTCCCACAGCTCGGCAGCCTTGACTGTCGGGGCTACTTCTGTGGAGGCACCAGGTCCGACCTGATCAGAGACATGATCTCCGGCCTTGTCGTTGGTATCCGGTCCACGAGCACCGTCTGGACGGTCGTGAGCTTCCTTGTCGTTGTCGTCGACCAGGTCAGCGGTCTCACCTTCGGAGTGAACCTCCAGGGAAACTTCCGGCTCGATGCCTTCGCGCTTGTCGTTGGCAGTCTTGATCTCGTTGATGTGAGGGCGAAGCATCTGTTCGAGGCGCTCAGAAGGCGACGCATCTTCTGGATGTTCGGAGACGAATTCGTTACGTGAGGCCGTCTTCACCGACGTCTCGCGCATCGCTTCCTTCAATTTGAGCGTGGCGTCTGCCATCGCCTTTTTGACAGATTCGTTCGACATGATTTTCCCTTATTGGACTTCGACCAACCACATGGATTGGATCGTTTCATCTGAAGCCAGTATAGGCAACTGAAGATCTTGCTCAACGTTCTGTGAGTCTAACTGACGTAATTCCATGAACTGGGAGACCAAAACACGTTTGTCTTCGGTAACCCTAATGGAGTTTACCAACCACCACCGCCCGGTTCCAATCTCGTACAAGATGTCTCTGGGTTTCAACGGCGGGTAGTTCGCCATCCTGCCTTCAGTGTAGTTGAACTCTTTCAGTTGAGTATCCAGGGTGTTTGCCGACGGTGAAGGCTTGTACTTCACCAACACTTTGATCGGCGGGTAGTACCCTTGAAGGAATCCGGTTCCGAAACACACCTGACAGCTGTGTTTCGTCACCACCTGTTCTACGGGGTCCCAGCACTCTGGGCACCGCTGACCTGAGCCACGTCGACGAAAAACAAGAGTTTCACGGCCAATTCCTGTCTGCCGGTAAACTACTTGCTTGGCGTAGATCTTATACAGGCCCAGAGCGCTTGGGACCACCTCCGCTGAAATCGGGGCAGAATACACCTCGGAACCTGGCACCAGGGACCCGGAGGAGTCAACCTGGTAGGCCTTGACCTGATAGTAGGACTTGGCCCATTTTGAGAGCTCGTCCGGGGACGAGTCGATCCAGTAGTACTGGTTCCGGAGACCAGTTACTTTTGAAACGAACTCACTCTCTGGGTCTTGGGACCTACTTACATCGAACCGATAGTTACCCAGCGGTTCGTTCGTTGGTTCGATGGACCACGACACCACCGCATTACGCGGATTGATGATGTCTACATGCAGCTCATCGAAGACGACAGCCATGGCTAATCAAGTCCGGCGGATGCGCGATTGAGTTGCGACAAATGAAGACCGAACTCGCTCGTACTACCACCCCAACCAGCAGAAGCATTGATTTCAGTTTTGGCTTTCGACAGGAGATCTTTGTATTCCGTGTCCAGTCGAGTAGCCCAGTCCAGCATAGCACGGTACTGAGAGTTGATGTTGTACCTCTCGTCACCGTCTGTGTAATCCAGTTCATTACGCATGAGCTCGAAGGAGACCATACGTACCACCTCGATGGCAGCCTTGTAAAGAAGGAACAGGCGCTTCGGGTGGTTCAGGAACCCTACGGCGCCGAAGGTCGGCGGTGTCTGATTCCAGTGCATCAGGGCGAGTCCCCAGGCCAGCTCAAGCTGTTCCGGTGTGCTCTCGAACTCCTGGTTGCGAAGGATGTTCTTCGGAGCGAAGTCACGGAGGTAGTTGCGGAGCACATCCACCCAATGACTCGGTGGCTTCGGATAGAACGATTCGTCCTGTCCTGGTCCGTCGAAGACGTTCGGATTCTGGTTCGGATAGGGCACGTCTTACCTCCGTGGCGGCAGAGTCTGCAGCCATCTACTTCTTGGACTTCTTGCGACCCTTCTTACGACTCTTGCCCGTCTTAGCCGGCTCAGGCTTTTCAGCATCTTCGCCGTCCTCAGATACCTCTGCATCCTCTTCTTCGTCGTCCAAGAGGATCTCAGTGTCGTCCTCAGCAGAGAATTCTTCCTCGGCCGAGGGTGTCTCGTCCTTGACGATCTTCAGGTCTGGCTGTTTCACAGCCTTCTCAAGCTTCTCGACCTGCTCAGAGTCGTCCACCTTCGGTGCAACGACCTCGGCGGCGGCCGGCGGCGGCCCCTCGGAGATGGCGCCGTTGGAGTCGAGGTACAGCACGTTGCCGCTGAACAGGTGTTTCATGACACCCTCGTACTGCTTGAGGGAGTCTTGAAACAACTTCGACTCAGCAACCTGGGGATCTGTGGTTTCCGGCATCACGATGTTGAACTCGCGGAAATCAACACGGCCACGGTGCATCTCGCGATCGAGACCTACACGGCCGGCGGTTTCGCCGAGAAGCAGCACAGTGTCACCAGGATTGATGTGACGCTGGATGCCGGTGTCCAAGTAGAGACGAATAGGGTCGGTTACTTTGCTTTTCACCTCATAAACCTTACGAGGCATCACGACGGTACGAGACATGTAAGCTCCTGTTTCCTACTACCAGTTTAGGGTCGTAGTATAACCAGAGGCAAAGAACAAGGACCAGCAAAAGCTGGTCCTTGTAAAAAAGCTTGCTGCCCCGTACTTACTCGTCCGGGTTTGCACCACCTGCGCGGTTGACGCCTTCCGGATAAATCCGAAGGAAACCGCTGGTGAACACTTCCGGCGGAACCGGAAGATCCAGAGGCTCAGCGCCTGCAAGCAGGATGATCGCGCAGCCGTTGATGTTACCGATGCCTGCACCGATGACTTCCCAGGCCTGCATCTGAATCAGGTTCGCTCTTTTATTCAACCAGAACTTCGGAGCGGTCAGAATCAGGAACTTGCCCAGGGCCGTCTTGTCAGCGAAGCCGTAGATGTGACCCGGCTGCACGAGGCGACGGTTGGTCTTGATCGTGGTGACGAAGGTGTAGCCACCAACGGTTGCTTCTTTGTAGCCACCGATGGTGATCTTCGTGGCAATGTCATGGCCCACTTCGTCCGCGAACCATCGAAGAGTGTCCACGAAGTCCTGTGCGGACATCAGGAACACCTTCAGCTCCAGCTGGCGTGCCAGCAGGATCTTCGCCATGTCGGCGATGGTATCACGACGGAAGTAGTTGTTCGGTGACAGGGTGATGTTCGCTGTCCGAGGGTTGGCAACCGGAGCTGCACCCTTGAAGAACGCATCCACCTGTGCACCAGTGGTGAACCCAAGGAAGCCACCAGTGGCTGCCGGGGATTCGTTCAGGCGCAGAGTGCTCAGACCTGCACAGGTCTTCGCGTGGTCGAGGAACGCAATGTCCTCCTGCTCCTGCATATCCTTGATGCTGTTCTGCTCAATGATCTTCAGGACCGGCTCACGGTGCGCGAGAAGTTCTTCCTCGGGCTTCGTGAACTCGTTGGTGGAGATCTTCTGGAAGCGAATCGCAAAGCGATTGCCCGGAATCCAGACACGCTCCGGCTCACCACGGAAATCAACACGCTGTGCTACCGTGTTGGGTTCGATGGGTACGACGTATTCAAAACCGTCGTGTGCGCCGTTCGGGTCCACCTGCATGCCGCGGTCGTTCTCAGTGACAGTCTGCACGTCCAGGATCTTGCGTGCAAAGCCGCTTTCGCGGATGCGTTCCTGGATGTAGTCACCAACAACCTGGCCTGCCTTCGTGAACTCGTTGTGACGGAGCGCGTCGAAGAACACGGGATTGAATTCTTCGGCGGTAACCAAGCTCATCGTCGTTCCTTTCAAAAGTGAAGCACACCGAAAATCTACGGGACCAAGCTAAGGTTGTCTCTTAGACAACCTTGCCTGAGTTACCGAAGATGAAGGTGATCTTCTGGTTGTTGGGGCTGAAAGACTCAACCGTCGCGAACGACAGGCTGGATTCAGCAGCCGCGCCCGCTGTCGGGGCGCCAAGCAGGGTAGCACGACCGTCGGCGTTATCACCGTTGGACGGACGACCCCATTTGATTGCAGCCGGGCGTACAGCCGCGCCGGCAGTTTCGCGCTTCAAGGTGATCGGATCACCCAGCACGAAGTTGCCGATGTCGGCGGTCACAAAGAACCGGGCGTCATACGGCATGGTGATGCGAAGGCTCGGACCCATGATGCCGACATAATTGCCGCCATCCAGGTCGACCGAGTACTGCACACCCTGGCCGGCGACGTTGTACGTCTGACGGTCATTGGTCTGCGGTGCTGCGGGATTCGCGTAGTTGATGTAAACGAACGGGTCGTCCAGCAAGGACACACCGTCCACAGCGGCAAGTTCGGCGGCGCGGCGGCGGTTGTCCCTCACGAAGACAGCGCCTTCGGGAATGGCAACGGGTCCACGGGGAATTGAAATACGTTCCCACGCTTCAGCCTTCGCGTCGACTTCGACGAGGTAAGTCGTCGGAACCTGACCGGTCGTGTCGTTGAAAAACGGCATCTGGTTCCTCCTAAAAGTTCAGTACAAGAGCTTCTATACGGAGTCGTACGGAAACTCATCTCCATACAGAGTGTGCTTGAGCTCGAAAAAGCTCTGGTCAAATCTGGAAATTTCTTTCCCACTCACAGTGGGAGAGGATCCAGCGACCTTGACTCCTTCAACAGCGTCTTTCTCTACCAGAGATCCGAAGGACTCAGGTGTGAGCAATTCCAGGTCAAGAGCGCGTTTGATGAAATCAATACCTTGTTCCACAGCCTTCTTAGCGAACGCCGGTGCATCCTCCGGGTCGAGCCGGCCTTCACTAACCATCTCCAGAGCGAGGTTGGCTGCAGACTTCTCTTCCTGCTCTTGCTTCAGGTTGGCTTCAAGCGTAGCAATCTTATCTTGCGCCACCTTCAGCTGCGTATGAGCAAAGGTGGCTGCTTTGAGAAGATCGTTTGCTTGTTTATCGTCCATTTTTCAGTCTCTCAACAGACAGGCATGTGTCGCCTGCGGTGAGTAAGGCCAGAAGAGCAACCTTTGCCGTACGGCGGTGGGTGCTCTGAGCCTCTTTCTTGGACTCTGCCTGAAGGTGTTCCTGGACCAGTGAATCCGATTCCTCGGCTTCGCTGGATTCCTTATGAACATCAGTTCCGCCACTCTCGGCGGAGGGACCTGTAACCAGTCCCTCCACCTGAGCGGCTTGCATGGCATTCATGAGGATGTCGTCGTAGGAGTCAGACACGTTAGTCTTCCTTGTCGTCTTCGTCTTCTTTGTCGTCGTCCTTCTTGTCTTTCTTGCCGGTGCCTTCCATCTTCTTGCCGTCTCCGTCGCCATCCTTGGAGTCTTTCATCTTCTCCTTCATGGCGGCGAACTGCGGCGGCATCGCGGCAGCCTTTTCTTCGGCCTGCTTGACGTAGTCGACGAAAAGATTCGACATCAAAGCTCCGGCGGCTGCAGCTTCCTCAGCCTGCTTGGCCAGACCCTCGTTCGAGGCCAGCTCATTGAAGTGAGCCAGCTCGATGGCTACCTTGAGGCGACGAGCCGGAGTCATCGGCGCAATAACAGCCGACTCTTCCATCTCACCCTTTTCGTGAGCAATCTTGGTGGCCGCTTCCGACTGCTTCAGGAACTCGAAGCACTTGGCGATCTTTTCCTGGTCCTCTTTCCCATAGGAAGAGAACAAGGAGAGAGCGTTGCGGTTCTCCTGTTCCTGCTGCATGCGGTTCAGCGAGGATGCCACCTTTGTAAGCGTCAATTCTCCCATTGGTCTTTTCCTTTTTTGTGAACGGGCCTCGACCTACGGGAGGCGACGGTAGAGTTCGTTGGCAAGGACAACGACGTCCTTAGCTTTGTCCGAATCCTCGTCGTTGAGGTACCCGCCAACTTTCAAAAGGGTCACAGCGTCCAGGCAACGACCGAACAACTCGCGATTATCATCGTTGTCCAGCACCTCGGAAATGTCCGAGGCCAGTTTCTCGATGGATGCGGAGTTGTGATGGAGCCAGTCCATACCTGCCAGCTTGGTGGTACCTTCGGCGGATGCTACCTTCGAAGGTTCCTTGGTGCTGGCTTCGGTATCGACAGTCTCTTCTGACGGTTCGTCCTGGCCGGCGACCTTGTCGCTGCCGTAATCGGCGAGCAACTTGGTGAAGCTCATCTCTTCGGCCATGGCCGTTCCTTTCGTGGTTTCAGTACAACAGACAAATCAAGGCTTCCGCTTACTTACGGAGAGCCTTGGCCAGACGATCCAGGATGGTCTTGTCAGCAGCCGACTTGCCGCCGCCTTCGCCCATACCCGTGCCCTGGCTGTCACCCTTGGTGCTGACCTTCGGACCGGTGTTCTTGAGGCCCTTTTCCTTGAGCTTGTGGTCCTCTTCGTCAGCCGGCATCGGTGCGGTGTTCTGGGGCAGTGAGTCGCCCTTGGACTTTGCAACCGAGCCCTTGCCGCCAGCGCTGTTGCCCAGGTCCGGTGACGGACTGTTGGCTTCCTTGACGCGGTTGGCCAGGTGATTGACGAAGCCACTGGCGATGATATCGCCCATGGCAAACAGTTCAGACGCAACCTTCATGGTCGTTTCGTCTTCATCCGTGCTGCCGGCATCTTCCGCAGAGGCGGTTTTGGTCGGCTGGGGCACTACGGCCTCAGTTGCACGTTCCTCCACGTCCTCGTTCAAGAGTGACGCCAGTTTTTCCAGATCCATGCGATTTCTCCCAAGTCAAACGGATTACTATCCGTCATCAGTGTAGAAAGATTAGCGATACTTATTCGCCATCCTATGCAACCAAAGCGATCCAAGAACTGAGGCCCCCGATGACATCAGGGGGTGCTTGGCCACGAACTGACCAACAGCTCCGGGATCCTCTCCTTTGTTCATCTTGTCCGCAAAGAACGAACTCATAACAAGAGGAGCACCACCATACGCTAACAAAGCCGACGCCGGGTAAGGTCCTCCGCCAACACCAAGAGCGTGTGCTCCGACGTCTGCTGCGGGCTTAGCTGCAGACAGGGCTTTCGAGCCCAAGCCTTTAGCCTGACCAGCGAGACCGGCGACACCGCCTTTGATCTTGTTTCCGAGGTCCATCCATCCTTGACTCAACGCCACTTTGACTACAGACGATGCCTGAGACCATTCGGTCCCCAACATCGATTTCATATCGTCGTCCAGAGCTGGAAAACCTGCATCCTTCCAGAGGCCAACAACCTTGTTGGACTCGGCAGTCAGGGTTTCCACGATACGGTGACTGGCTGTGACCATCTTGTTCCAACTCTCAACCTGAGATTCGGTTTGAAAAGCTGTCTTCAAGAAGTTCACGTACTTTCCGTATCGAGTCATGGCGGCAGAGTCTGCAGCCACATTGGACGCGACCTTACTGCCCGAACCTGAGATCAACCCCTTACGGGTCAAACGCATCACAAGGAACGGGGTGTACATGGACCTTTTTACCATCAGGTCCTGAATGTCGATGTCGCTGAGAATGGAGGCAGCAGGCTCTTTGGTGTAGAACCTCTCGCTGGCCACCTTCTCCGGAAGCTCGTGAGGAAGAAGGACCACTCCGGCCGCGGTCAACGTGGAGATCACGTCAGCGGCAGGGTAGACACTGAAGAGACGAGCCACCTTCGCCGGAAGCTTCTCCGATGTGGACATGTCATACGGGACAACGTTCTTCAGAATGTCAACTTCAGTCCGGTCAGCCAGGGCAGAGATAGGATCCACGCCTGACATCGGGACCTGCTTCTTGATAGCGCTGACCTTCCTACCGGCCTTCTTACGGTGATCAGGCCAGTCAGGGACTCTAACCACTGTTGTGGTGCTGGCTACCTTCATGAGCAGCTTGGCAGCCCGGTCGGCGCCGCGCTTCACGTAGGAGATGTCGAAGAACTTCGGACGAGGGTTGTCTACGCCGATGCGGACACCGTCGGACATGACCTGGCCCATGGCGTGCTTGGCGTGGTCGCAGTACTCAGAGCGGTTCTTTGCCTTATTCTTACAGCGCTTGCATACGTCGTAGGCGACCTTGCAGCCCATGCTGACGTCGATCGGCTCGCCCTGGTCGATCTTGTGGACGGCTTCTTCTGCCTTATGACGAGCAGCGGCGGTCTTGGTGGCCTTCGGGACGATCGGCATCACGATCTCAACCCGGTGCATCTCAGGGTTCCAGTCGGCCAGGATAACCTTGCCGCCGATCGTGTTGTTTGGGTGGTTGTTGACGTGGTCGGCAAACGAGTGAGCGTACTTCTGGAAAGTGATGTAGCCCCAGTCGTTAGCGGGATCATCGTTGATCAGCGTAGCTTCCTTCACGCCATCGTCGTTGATCATGTATTCAGGGAATCCATCACCGTTGTTGTTGATGCCCCAGACTTCATCTGAGCCGAGGCCGTGGACGAGAACAATCCGTCCGCCTTCAATAGGCTCAGCGGTCTTCAGGTACTCTTCGATCTTCGGTGGAAGGTAATTACGTGACGCGTACTTCGAAAGTTCACGGCTGAACAGATCGATCGCGGGAAGCTCGTAAACGTCTACAGCCGGAGGCGTGAACTTTATGAAGGACACTAGATACCTTCCTTGTGAGCGTTGGCCAACATCTGTATCACCGCTTTCCTGAGTATTGCCGCACCTCTAGCCGGCCCATGATCAGGAAGCTCGTTTTCTTCCATGGCTTCAGCCAGCTCTGGAGGAACTGCCGGCAAAGCCCGAGGGTTGTCAAAAGACGTCGTTGTTTCTTCCCCACGAAACGGAGCAGAGTGGATGTCCGCAGCTGGACCGCCAATCATCTCCGGAATCGGTGCGAGATCACCACGCTGATGAGTACGAGGACCGCTTGTCTGCGTGTCCTCAGTCTTCGAACGGATGTTGTCGTACAGACCCATTATAAGCACTCAACACTAAGATTTACGGTCCGCCTCGTCCACCACCTGGGAAAATGCTCTGTTCAACAGCTCTTGCTCCGATGCTGCTGCCGATACCGCTTGCACCGTGTCCGAGTTCCTTGCCAAACTGAGAGAAGAACCCTCCCGGTGCATCACTGCGCGACTTCGTAACACTGGATTCCATCTTAGCCAGGTCAGAGAGGACGTGGTACGTCATTCCACCGTGGCCGAGCTGGTTGATGTTGGACAGCAGAGCACCGGCCGCATTCGGATCCTTCGCCAGGGTAGGCGAGAACTTCTGAATGGTGGCGTAGTTGGCGGTCACCTGCTCAACGTTATGCCTAAGGTCTGGGTGCTTCTCAAACACATTGCTCAGAACTAAGGCGCCGTGATCCGATGTAGCTGCGTCCAACTTCTTACCGATGGCTTTTGCGGTAACACCGATGAGCGCAGGAATAGCTGCAGCAGACGTGCCGAGGATCAAGCCCTTACCTGCGGCAGAACCCACACTCTTCAGCCCTCGACCAATACCGCCGATGGCTCCGCTCCAGTCGAAAGCGGCCTTCTCCATGTCACCTGACGAGCTGATCTCGTCGAGCACATGTCCTACCTTCATCACGACATCTTCAGGCAGGCTGAGAACGAGAGCTGCAAGAAACTTATGCTGGAGCTCTTCGTCCCCCGCGACCTTGGCATAAGCCATGTCAGCGGAGAAGCGGCCAATGAACTCAGCCTCTTCGTCCGTTGGGACGATGTCGTTGACGAGCTGAGCGTATTTGTCTACCAGTTTCATTGCAGCTCCTAAGCCAGGCCTACGCCGGCCGATCTTGATCCACCTGCCATGGCTGCGTTTGTCGCCTGGCCTGCGGCATCACCTACGCCTTTGACTGCCTTAGACCCTGCCCACAACAGGCCGGCAAGAGACGCCAGTCCGGGGGCATTGTACTTACCCAGTCCCAGAGGACTTGTAAGCGCAGCGCCTGTAGCCTTAGCAATGGCCGGAGAGTGTTTGAGGACTTTGGCGCCACCTACGACCGGGGCAGCCAGAGCCGCTCCAGCTGCACGGACACCGCCGGACGGGGTAGTAACGTACTTCAGGGCACGACCTGAACGGGGATACTTCGCTGCGAAGTTATCTCTCCACCCGGCCGTCTTGTCAGAATCGTGCCCATCAGTTTTTGGGAGCACACTCCTGAGCTCGACGATGGCGTCCAGCGCCTCGTCCATGCCCTTCTTCACGGCGTAAGCAAACCGCTGGGATTCGTTTGCCAGGTAGTTGTCGACGTCCTTCGGTGTGTTCAACCGGTGGATCGCTGAGGTAACCGCACTGAAGGTGTTCCTCAGGCCCTCATCGCAGGTGTTGACGTCGCTGTACTCTTTGAGGTCAGCAGCCATGTCGTCCAGGTGGATGAACAGGGGATGGTTACCGTTCACGATCCTGGTACCGATCTCGTCCTTGCCGTCGAGGGCTTCCGGATCAAACTTCAGCAGTTCCTTTTCAACCGCAGAAGCTGTCTTGGAATACTCACCGTGGAACCCTTCGAAAAAGCCGCGAACGGCCTTCGGGGTATCAGGATGGAAGCGCTGAGCCGCCTTGTACAGGGTGCTGAACGGAGTGCCGTTCCGAACGAGCTGCTTGATCTCACCAAGAGCGCGAGCTTTGGACTCGCCGATCTTGAGGGTCAGCACGTTCTTCTTCGAGGCACAGGAGTCGGCGTAGGACTGGAGCTTCTCAGCGGCCTGCTTGAGGTAGACTTTCGTGTCCCTCAAACGAGTCTCAGGATCTCTGATCCAGTCGGGCTCAATCCTGTCAGCAGCAGATGCAGTCTTTTGTGCATCCACGTCGAGAGTATGGAAACCCGAGCTGACCACCGAAGCTATCTTCGGCTGCTCAGACTTTCCGTTCAAGGAGTCCAGGACTCCATCGAGAGTTGCCACCTTGAATGCGAACCGCTTATCGTCTTCTGTGGTGTACAGACGACGATTCACCTCGTGGTTTGATTCTGTAACCAGGGTCTGGATCTGCGGAGGAGTCAATTCGCTTTCAGAAGCGATCTTGGCTACCTCCGAGGTCAGGTCCCCGGTCTCAGAGAAACCACTGGCGGCTTTGTTCGCCATTCTGGCAAGCTCGTAAGCTGTCAGATCCATGGTTATCCTCGAAAACCTCTACACAGACAAAATAGAAAGAACGACCCTGGATCAAGGAACCAAAGAGGTCATATCGTAGCGGCTTAGTGCTCCGGCCAGCTTCAATGCAGCAAAATACGCGTAGCTGGTAGAGTGAAAACAGTCGTCCGGCTTAGTGTGATCGAACTTCATCCGGCGCTTGTTAGCGTTCAATTCAACGTAAATCGAGGTGTAGTCCTCTTCGAACTCCTTGAACTCATCATAAGAGAAGAACTCGATACGACCGTGCTTGATGTCGTCGATGACCTTGATGAACATTTCATTCCGGTCGATGGTGTACCGCCCGGACTCTTTGCTCCATCGGATCATATCCCGCTGAGCACCTTCCTGGATCTGGAACAGGTTACGGTGCATCCAACCGTACTGGTTCATCAAGATGGCGTTCAGCGGGGCACCGAAGCCCCAGTCAGAGAACACGCATCTGACACGAAACGCCGTCATAAGGTGGTTGAGCATCTCAGGCTGGTTGGAGAGCTCAGCCTCTGCTCCCATGAACCTCTTTTGGTAGATGACGTGGAACTGTCCAGCACGGATGCCTCCGATGGTCAGGGTTGTGTACGACACCCTGGTTGACCCCTTTACGGTGTGAGCCCCCAGGCCGCCAGTTCCCCAGTCGATACCGGCCACCACATGGAAGTCGTGAAGCTGCCCGACGCCGGCCATCTTACGGCGGGGGTTGCAGGCCCGCTGGATGTCTGTTTGAGACAACAGCAACTGACCTTCGGCGTAGCTGAGACCCATGACCTCGTTCATGAACTGCGACATGGGGTAGTTGTGCATCTTGTCCCAGAGTTCCTCTGGGGTCTTGTTCGGGTTCATCAGCTGGGTGATTCGCCATCCGTTACGCTTCCCGAGCATCCCCGGTTGACCAGGGACCCACACACCGAGGTGCGGGTACAAGGTCCCATCGCATTTACGGCAAGCGAACCGGTCCGGGCGCAGAAGCTTCACGTCCTGGAAGTTGTAGAATCCGCAGGACTGGCACTTGATGTGCCACTCACATTGCGAGCTCATCGCCCAGTACTTCTCCAGCGGGTTGTCGAAGGTCTTGGGAGTGCCCGCCCTGATGATTTTCTTCAGGTGGATGGGAGCGTTACCTGCGACTTCTTCGATCGGACCAATGTGATCCGACGGGATGTCCTGGAACTCGTCAAACTTGATGCGGTACGCCGTGAGACCACGGATCGCGTCAGGCGAGTTGAACGTAGATCTGAAGTAAAAATAAGACCCGTTGGTCATCATCCGGGTGCCGATCTGCCAAACAGCTTTCAACCCCTTAGGAATCAACCAGGACAGATACGGCGACGACCGGCACATGACGTCGAACACCATTCGCGAGAAGGTAGCCGCCTGTTCTCCTCGCGGAGCGATGTACAGGTGACCAAGGTCGGGGATGCGAGCACCCTCAGTGGCTTCGTCTGCCGCCAGAAGAACACTCTTGCCCACCTGCCGGCCGCACTTCAGTACGGTCTCTGGGGCGGCCAGCTCGATGACTTCACGAAGGTATGGTCGATCCTGTAGTGAGTACGGGATCGACGGGCGGATGTGGATGATCCTTTGGAAAATTTCAGACCGAGGAGCCCTGAGATATTCCTCAGAGTCGTCTTCTTCATGCAAAGCATCCAGCACCTGTAGCTTAGGCGCCTTGCTCTTTGGCCGAAGTATCGCTGAGGCCTGCGTCCTTCGAGATCTTCGGCGAGTCGATTTCGTTCGGGTCAAAGTCGTCACGGTTCACAATCTGAAGGTTGGTCGGCTTCTCGAACTCCAGTTTCAAGCGGTCGTTGATAGTCCCGACGTTGGTCGGAACGAGGCTCACCCTAGCTTCAAAGATCCTCAGGCTGTTTTGTACAAGGATCTGTTGTTTTTTCAACGCCTCCAGCGAGCCGTAGCTCGCCGCTTCTTTGTGCTGCCAAAAACCCTGCTGAGACACTGAGAGCATAGCGTCTAACTCTTCAGCTGTATCCAGGGTTCTTTCAACACGGAACTTCCTCACGTACTCCGACAGAGTCAGGTTCATGCTGTTTCGGATATGAACCTTGTGATTGGTCCCGAGAGAATCTCTCCACAGAACGAAGTCCGCGCTGGGCACCAACTCCCGGTCGAAGTAGAACCGGTGATAGATCTCTACGTCCTCTGTATGAACATCCAGGTCAAACTGAGCCGAGAGGATATCGGCGATCTCTTCGTACTTCGCCTGTGTGCAGAGGAGCCCTTCCAAGGTGGACCGGACCATCAGGTCGTCGTACAAGAATGGAAGCTCTACTTGATCAGGGTCTTCCCAGAACGCACCTAGCCCAAGGATATCCAGGTACAGCTCGACGGCTTTCTCGTTGGAGGCGGTCGGGAGCTCCTGCTCTCTCTTCACCCACTTCTTGATGGACTTCGGAGCAGCAGCTACGAGCTTGTTGAACAACATCTTGAAGTATTCTTGAGTCGGACGCTTAGCCGGCACGAACCCTCTCTCCGTGAGTATCTGGTAGGCCATGTCAGGCCCGACGGAGAGCAGATAAAAGATGATGGCTCGTTGAAACGGAAATAGCGGGGTCTTCTCGGAGCGCAGGTTTGGAAAGTGCGCCTTGCCTAGCTCAAAAACGTCCTGCAGGCTAGTTGAAATAGGATAACGACGCTCACCTCGAATAACCTTTCCACCTGTTGAGTCAAACAGGTCGAGGTCTTCAAGGTGGGCAAGCGTAGCTTCAGTCAGGCCATACGTAGTGCATATACCTGACTTCGACAAGCTTGTTTTTCCCGCCATCACATGTTGCCAGCCGGCGTTTGTATGGTTCTAAGCTGGCGGAGGTCGGAGATCAGCGCATCCAAAGAGAATGCGGCAGACCGAGCGGCGCCTTCGTCGACCGGAAGCCCGAGACGTGCGGCCAGGAGAAGCTTCAATGCGGCCTGTCTCGCGGAGTCCAACAAATCGACGTAATCAAGATACTTCATGATGTTCTCTTCGGTCAAGATATTCAACCCAAGAGTGGCGTCTAATCCTTCGTCGACGTCATCTTGCATGAGGTCGTCGGCGGCTACTTTAGCAAGAGGGAGTACCATACCCACACGCTTCAGCAGTGTCAGGTCCGGAAGGTAGCGCATAGAGATGAAGGCTTTGAGAGCTTCCTCAGCGTGCTTCTTCATCCGCGGAACAAACTTCGCACACACGGTGGCCAGCTTCGTACTGTCCAGCCCGGCTGTTTTCGATACGAGCGGAGCACGGAGCATCACAGACCCGCGAGCCTGAATGGTGCTGAGCACTGTGGATACGCTCTCATGTTCGTACAGGTTACTGAGGAAATCCGAGGCTTGTTTCTTGTTCATGCTCTCGGGCATGTCATCGAAGCAGGCCTGCTTGACGTTCGACGGCATGTCGACACGGTACCGATCGTCGGAGGTACGGAAGATCGTCATGAACGGGCGATCGAACAGAGGCTGAGTAGCGGCCTCCTTGAGGTCGATCTCGTTGTCGTTGATGTGCATCCAGTTGGCGTGCTTAGGGACGTACATTACCCCGCCGAGCGTGATCGGCTCATCAAGGTCGTCGTCCTTCTCAACACGAATGGACTGGCTGAGCACTGACGCGGTCTTGGCGTAGTGTCCTGACACCGACTGTCCGAGAATCGTCATCGGAACCGTGCTTCTAAGCTCGCCCTGCTTGTTGATCCAGCAGAAGGCTCCGTGTCCTCGGGTGTCGTCATCAGGAAGACGACCCATGGACTCTTCTTCGATTCCGCCGATGTCGCGCAGGGACTCGTTGGTTCCGAGCTTGAGCGCGTACGCGTGCTTGGAGAACGGAACGAACATATTGGACGGTCCGTCAAAACCCGGATCGTACGGTCGCTGGATGAACCACCCGCGATACCGCTTACCGTCGTAGCTGGCTACCTTGTAGCAACCAGAGCTGACGATGGGGCGGTAGATCTCGTTCTGGATAGGAACAGCGGCCTGCTTCACGATGGAAGCAGTCTTCGTTTTTACCTGCAGATCGTAGGTCTTGGTTCCGGCGTCCTTGAGCATGCCCAGGACAGCGGTGTCCTGTTCTACGAAGGAAGCTGTCTTCTCACCCATGACTCTGGTGAGAGCCTCAAGGTACTCGTTCTTGCCACCAAGGTACGCAGCGAAGGTGTACTTGCCGTCATACGGGGGCCGGCTGTGAGTGAGGAACACGTCCATGATCTCACCCTGGCCTGGAGGCATGATTTCACCAAAGCCGGTGTTCTGAACCGCCTCGGCCAGAGTATCCGCGTCCATGGAGTACAACTTGCCGTCGTTCAGGAACATGTCGAACGGCTTCAGCTTCCCTTGGTCAACGATGACCGGGATCTGGAGACCGTCACGGATGACGATGTTTCCGATGGCGCTACGTGTTCCTTCGTCCTGAGAGTTGAGGCTCAGGCGGAACTGATCCGTGGGTAGGTTGGGGTGTTGATCCGACAACGCATTGAAAATCGCGTGCTCCCACTGAGTAGTGTCAGCGGGAAGTCGAACATCAGCCACCTTGTTGAACTGGAACGTGGGAAGGTCAACGAAGAGGTTTTCAGTCATGGATCATTACCCCGAAGGTAGTATTGGCGGGAACGGTCCGGTCGATGGTGCCCCGGTTGGCGCTCCTGGAACAGTCGTCGCATGAACATGTGTGGCGTAAAGCAACGCCCACTGCGTGTTCAACGTCGTAATCAGATCCTCCACGAACTTGTAGCCATTGATGGACGTGATCCCCGTGATGTTGATATCCGCGGCGGTCAGGTTCACTGAATTGGCTACAGTCATTGTAAGCGCTGTGATGGTAAAAATGAGCTCTTGCAGCCCCAAGTTTATGGTTTCACTCCCTTTCCGAAGAATGATTCCATCAGCTCCCATCGTCAATTCCGTGTCACTTAGGGCTGCACGGAGCTCCTGTAGGTCGAACTCGAAGGTGTTGTTCTCTCCGAGAGATATCTTCATCTTGCCGGCTTGCGAGTCCATCAGAGTCTTGATGAACGAGCCTAGAATCATACTTATGCCGGGTTTGCCTGTCTCAGCTGAGGTCACTTCTCCGCAGCTTCCCTGCTTACGAGCCACCGGGCTCTCGCCGTCTGAGCTGACCGAATTGGCGCCAGCAAGCACAGTCAGGCGGTCGATTTCGTTGAACCCTTCCTGGAGCGTAGGCTGAATATCGATCGAGGCTTGTGACGTCTTCTCAGTGCTGTTGGTAACCAACCCCACCGTGGTTCCCGGAACCGAGAGGATGTAGGTGAAGCAGAAATCTTTGATGATGCCGAGTGCGCCATTCATGAACCTGAACGCTCGCCGGCCGACTTCCATCAACATGCCGCCAGAGGCCCATAGAACGAACCTGGCGAACGAGCTGTCTGATCGGGCTATTACCTGCTGGTCACCAGGTCCGAGGCTCTCGGTGTCACCGTGCTGACGGAAACTCGGGGTGTTCTCGTTGAGAGATGGGGACGTAGGGAACAGGTTGAGCTGGCGATTCACTTCCGGATCTGATGTAGCGCCCTGGCTGATCAAGGGAATTGACCCCATGATCAGCCACTGAGTATTAGGTGTTCGAATGCACAGGACCTTGTCGTCGAGATGGAGCGCCCGGTTATTGCCGGTGTCCAAAAGACGAGCGTCCACAGCTTGGCCACGGTCTAGGCGGACACGGTAGATGTTCTTTTCAACATCGTAGCCCAACACGAGACCAGTCATGGTCTGTCCGGGCTGATTAGTGATACCTAGTCGTTGTTCCATATAACCGTCAGGCCTTCGTACTCCGCCATCTTGCCGTAGGCGAACTCAACAATCGGATGCGCGTCGAACCCCTTCAGCTTCGTAATCGCGCCAATAGCTGGAGCCTGCTTCAATGTACGAGGCAACCTCTGCGCCATCAACGGACCAATGAAGTCAGACGAGGTGAAGGGTACTTCTTTCACGCTCATCAGGTGAGGCTCAATCTTCATCGGATTCTTCAGTTTCCTATTCAGGTGACGGGCGTAATTCGAGCTGATTACGTCCCCTGACTGGATATCGTGAGCCTTCTCAGCGTCTCCGGCGTCGACGACAATCGACTTGTCGATCAGTGGACGGATGGCAGCCTCGAAGATTCTACGACGGACATTCTGCTTGGAGAGCTTCATTTCGACGTCAATGTCGTTGAGAAGAAGGTCGCGAGCAGCTTCGATACCTTTGTGCTGAGCAAGCTCCCGTGGGTGGGTAACGCCCAGGTGACTGAGCTTGTCTCCGGCCAGCACCTTGTCGCCAACCTTCACCTTCAGGTTCAGCTCTGTAGGAACGAAGTGCTTCACTCCGTCAACGTGAACTTCGTAGCCGCCACGATCTGTGTCAGCGATGTGATCTACAGTGCCGTCACGGGTAGACAGAGGAGTCTTGCCGCGCATGTTGGCCGGCATGTTGAAGATCTGGGCGATGCGCTTGTAGCCCACCTCGGTCTGTCCAACCTGTCCGCCGGTGTGAAATGTACGCATGACCATCTGGGTCAGAGGCTCAGAGATGGTCGTGCCCACCAGGGTGCCAATGTGGAAGCCCTTGTTGTAGAGCCCTCCGTGTTCGTTGGTGCCCATGCACTTCGCGCAGATGCCGCTGTGTGCGTGGCAAGTAGCGGGGCTCCGGACCTTGAGCATTTTTACGTTCTTAGACCTCAAAGACTTCATCATTGAGCCGTCGAGCATGCGTCCGTTAGACGCCAGGAATCGGCCGGACATGTCAGGGTGGTTTATCGGAAGGTCAATACCGTCCGTAGTCCCGCAGTCTTCCTCGGTGATCCTCATGTGGATTGTGGTGTTCTGAAGTTCCTTGGCGAACGAACCTGTGTCAGCTGTGGCGAGAGCCCGGTCAGCGATGCCCTTGCGCATACCAGGCAGAGTTGCCCAGTACGAGCCGAGATTCATACCCTCAGCGTACCCACGAGTAATAGGTACTGGAACGACGTTACCCTTCACGTCTTGCACGCCAACGGGCGCCAGGACCATCTGCTGCACGTTGCCTTTGTACTTGCCGGCGGCTCCAGACTTGTAGGTCAGATTCGCCATGCGGTTGTTCGTGACCTTGTCCATGGCTTTGCCGGCCTGATCTGAACCCCACATGATCGCCTTGAGCGGGTTCGTCTTGGCCATCTGGATAACCTTCGGCATGATCTTGTTGTGCATGCCGTCGAGCTGCGTGCTGGTAAGGTCACTCAGCCCTATCGACGTACCCAGGTTGGATACCTGAAGGAACCCGTGGTCCTTTAGCTTTGTGATGATGTCGCCGGCTTTCAGGCGGTACTTAGGGTCCTTGGCCAACGTGTTGATCAAGTCCTTCGTCTTGCCACCGGTCATCGGCTCATGATCGATGTGGTACTCCGTCGGGAGCTCAGCGTTGATCATGAAGTGGCCGGCAGTCCAGTTCTTGCCTTTGTAGGAAACCGGATCGTTCGGACGCAGCTTGTTGGACTGCACCATCTTCATCACTTCAGCCGCTCCGGTAACTTTCACCGCCTTCTTGGAGGTCGGAGTGGTCATAGCGAACAAGCCGAACAGAGCTTCTTTGGCTGGACCGTGAATGACGCTGAGATCCTTTGGTGACAGCAACGTCCTGGATGGCAGCAGGTTCCAAGACTGAAGCCTGGCCTTCTCCGACACAGGTACATGGATACCCACGGTATCACCATCGAAGTCAGCGTTGAGTCCACCTACGATCAACGGGTTGACCTGGATGGCTTGACCTGGCACCAGCCGTGCTTTTACAGCCACGGTGCTGAACTTGTGCAGCGACGGAGCACGGTTCATGATTACCGGACGCTCAGCCGCGATGTTCTCCAGGACCTTCATGGCCCGAGGGGTCATCTCTTCCAGCTCTGTACGCGCATCGATCGGCTTCATGCCGTAAGAAGTGACCATATTGCGGATGGCGAAAGGCGCGAAGATCTTCTGCGCCATCTTGAACGGGATGCCAACCTCATCTACGTGGAGAGTCGGATCAACGATAATGGTTGAGCGTCCGGTGAGGTCCTGGGTACGCTTCACCACCTGGGACTGAAACAGCCCAAGCTTGTTCTGCGGGCCGGCAATGGCCGAGATGAACCCCTTGAAGTTGGCGTTACGGGTCATCGGCTCTGCCAGACCAACCATGCCCACCACAGACCGGTAGAGGCCTTCGCGCTGAGGTTGAAGCAGGTCCTCGTCTACCTTCGCCTTCTTCAAGTCTTTGAGAGCCCTGTTGACGAACAACACCTCACGGTAGCCGTGGTTCGGGTCGGCGACATTCAGGTTGCCATCCCCCATGGCGTAGATCGGACGTGCACTCGGCGGAATCACCGGGATCAGCTTGTTGATGAAAGAGTCCTTCGGTGTCACACCCATGTTCTTCAGGGCAGTGAGGTAGCGTACCTTCTTCATGAGCTTAGGGCGGTCGGTCTTGTTCACCGATCGAAGCTTTGACCGTGCTGAACGGAGATCCGCTTCAACGTCGATCTTGCCCAGCAAACGTTCCATAGCCAGACCTGCAGTTACGCGGTCTTTACCCGGAGCGTCGTGAAGATCCCCGGCCAGGTCGACGTAGGTCTTTCCGGCCAGGACCTTGTCGAAGTCCTTCTTCTTGAGCCCTGTCAGCGCCATTGCCGGCGCTTCATACAACGGGTGAAGGATCGGCTCGGCCAGTTCAATGTGCGTCCAGTGGTCGTCTTTTCCTTGAGTTCCGCCGGTGAGTCCACGGTCAAACAGGCCGCCCTTCTCTTCGACGAGGTGTTGACCCGAAGTACGTACAACGGTGGGCTCTGTGATCTCACCTCGGCTGCGGGCAAGAATGTCCTTGTCCGTCATCGGAAGAGCCTTGATCGTGTTACCTTCCATCCGGAGGTTCACGCCGGCGCCCTGAAGGTACTTGTGGAACTTGTCCAGAACCTGCGGAACCAGAGGCGGTGGAGTAGGCATACCCAACTGGTACGCGTTCCAGTAATCGACGTTCCGATTACTCTTGATGCCCGCCACATCCTTCAGGAACTCGGTCTGCCCGCCTGCCATCAGAGAGTAGATCTCCAACGGCCCCATGGACTGCGCAGAGGTAGATTCGTCGAGAGCTCCGACACCGCCCTTTGCCGGCCTACCATCTACGGTGTAGGCGTCCTGGTGCCCACGAGCCGACAGCTTATTCCGGACCTGGTGCTTCAGCTTGATCCAGTGAAGCGGGCCGGTAAGCACGTTCTCGTGACTGGTGTTGTGTGTTGGATCCCACAAGGTCTCGGTGTCAGACAAGCCGTGCTTCTTGAGCTGAGCCTGGATGTCCTTGACCTGCGACTTCAGGTCGCCAAAGTTCTTCACCGTGATGTTCTTGCCGGTTTTCAGGGCGACCTTGCCCATGGCCGTCTCGAACATGATGCCAGGGTTCATCCGGCCAGGGATACCGTACGGGTTGAACAACACATCTACCGTGCCGCCTTCCGCGTCGCGGGGCATCTCATTGTCCGGCGTGATCTTGGTGACGATGCCCTTGCTACCGTGACGAGTGGACAACTTGTCGCCGATAACCATGGGCTCACGGGTCTTCACATAGACCTTGGTGAAGTTCGGGTTGTTCACGACGCGGACAACCTCACCGTCGACCATTTCCATCCACCGGACGCTGGTGTCCTTGAACGGTTTGGTCAAAGCCTTGTGGATACGGTCGTACTCGGTCTGTGGGCCCAACACGTTCTTCGTGATGGACGGAATGATGATCTGACCCGGCTTGATTACGTCGCCAACCTTGAGGATATCCTCTCGCCCTTCCGCCCAGGCGTCGGGCGTCTTCAGGTGAGGAAACTGAGCGAACAGCTTCTTCGAGGACAGGACAGTGTTCTGGTTCTTCTCTGCTCTCAGCTCGTGCTTGTGCTCTGACGCCAGCTTCTTCGACGCGGACTCGGAGATCACGATACCGTCTTCGAAGTTGTGACCCTTCCAAGGCATGAACGCGGTGACCAGGTTCTTCCCGACGGCCAGGCTCTGGTTCTTCGAAAAGTTGGACTCTGTAAGGGGCTGATGAGCTTTGACCTTATCGCCTTCCTTTACCGCGGGAGCCTCAGTCATGAAGGCTTCCGAGTTCAGAGCGTAGTGGTCGGGGATCTTATAGACCTGGGCCTTCTTGTCCCCGTCGTGGCGGATGTGGATCTCTTCGGACGTAACCTTCGTGACGGTGCCAGGCTTCTTAGACTTGGTCAACATCACCGACCCGACGATGTCGTTGTACGGGTGGCCGTGGTATTCAGACTGCACCAGCGGAACATCTCGCTCAACGAGAGGCACTGCCTGCTCCATGTGACGGCCGGCCATCAGCATTCTGGCGCCGCTGTTGGAGTGTAGATACGGAACTGCGTTAGTAGCAAAACTGAACGGAGCGCTGGTCGTCGGTATGATGTAGTCGACGTTCTTGGCCGGCATCTGGGTGAATACGCCTTTGTCCATGGCCAGCACGGTGGACTTCAGCGCCGTGAAAGACCTCGGGCGCTTCGGATCGTCGACCTTGTACTCGTCAGGGAACCCGACGACGGCTCGGGACAGCTCCACCGGGCTCTTGCTAACCATCTTCTTCTGTTTGACGTCGAACACCTGACGGAAAAGGTGATTACCCTTCTTGGTAACACCTTCGGTCAAGTGGTTCGATAGACCGATCAGCTCGTTCTCTGCGGTGTGCACGGGGTCGATGAAACCCAGGTGCGTCGAGTGCAGGTTTCGAACCTCGTCCGTCACGCGGTGAATGCTGGAGATACCGCCTTCACCCATGACCGTGACAGCCTGCAGCTTGCTGAGAATGTCGATGGGGTTGTTCTGGTCGGAATACCGCGTGAACTCCGACGTGGTGAACTGGGACATGATCGGCTTGCTGAGCACGTCAGGTCCGATGATCCGGCGAATTTTAGGGAGGCCGCGATCTACGGTGTATCCGAGACTACGTTTGATACCGGGGAGTGCTTTACGAAGACGATCACCTACGAAGTCTTCGACGCTGTGGATCGACTTGAACGACAGCGACTCCATGTCGGCAGGCTTCCGCTTACCTTGAGCGACTTCCTTGGCGGCACGCATAGCGTCCACCAGAGCGGACGCTGAGATCTTGTCGTGGCGTTTGCCAATGGTCTCCTGGGAAACGTCAGGGTCCAGAGGCTTCGACTCCAGGAACTCATTGATGTCGCTGACCAGTGTCGCCCTGTCCTCAGACGGAGCCTTCGACCGGACCTTGTTCCAGAAGCGCATCACCTCATCACGCTTGCCCCCGGCTGCCGCATTCTCGGAGTACGACCCTTCGCCTACGGCGTCGATGATGTCCTTGGACTTGACACCGATGCCTTCCAGGAACGGAACCAGCTTCAGGTTCGAGGTGCCAACCTTCATAAGGTACTGACCGGTCTTACGGTCGAGAGTTACGTCGTAGTCAGCACCAGTGGACGTCAGCTTGGTCTTGACGTTGTCGTCCGGCGTGAAGCTGGGGTAGATACCCGGACGGCGACGAAGCTGGTTGACAATCTGAAGGTCTTTTCCGTTGATGACAAAGCTGCCCAGGCCGGTCATGTGGGGGACGCGGGCCAGCACAGCGTTCTTATGGGAATCGACTACCTTGCCGGTTTCGTTATCGACCAGCTCCAGGTCGCCTCTGAGGTTAGAAGCGAAGGTGCCTTCGTTGTCCTTGACCTTGCGGATCTCGGACCAGTCCATCATCCGCTCTGCGCCGGCGTTGTCGTACTTGAGGTTCTTGGCTCGGAGTGTACGCTTGCGGCCTTCGATCGGGAATGTCTCGCCGACCTGGCTTTTTACATCATCGAGTAGGTTTTGAAACTGCTCTGTGATGGACAGCATTCACTAATCCCGTGGCTGCAGACTCTGCCGCCATGTTATTCGGGTTCAGCATCCCGGTCCACGTAGCGCAGGTAAAATGTCAGACCGATGACCGAACCCTTGTCTTTGTTCCAGGTAAACTCAGTCTCCAGGACTGTGTACCTGTCCTGATTATTGATGATCTCGTGGTACTTGATGTTATCTGACGGAAGATGAAGGTGGAATATCTCAGCGTACTTACGTCCTCCCGAGCCTAACCTACTACTCAGTGTACGGTCATCAGCCTCGGGCTTCTGGATGGGTTCGATGCCAGAGAGTTCTTCTTTTGTAGGCTTCTGCCGGCGGCGAGGAGCTGCCTTCTTCTTGGTCTTTTTCTTCTCGGTCATATCGTTGCGCTTTTGCCTGACGGAGGACGAACCTCGTTCATCGGCTTATTAGCCGCCTTCTGATCCTGGGTCAACCGCTTCAGCTTGTTCCCGATCAACCTAGCCAGGTCGGGGTCGGTCTTCGAGAGCTGAGCCAGCTCGTTCTTACGTTGAGCCGGGTTGGTGGTCGCCAACCACGATCTAGCCTGCATCTCAGCGATGTCCGGTGTACGAACATCCTGCGGAAGCATGGGACTAGCCGCTTTTGGGAGTGCCGGTGCCGGCTGACCTCCCGGCTGCTGTGCAGCTCCAGGTTGCTGAGGAGCCATAGGTGGCTGCCCTGTGGCCGGGTCTATACCCTGAGCCACCATATCAGCATTAGCCTGCTGCTGCATGGCCATCTGCTCCTCCTGCTGCTGCCGCTGCATCTGCATCTGCATCTGCATCTGGCGCATGCTGGCCTCTTCCTGCAAGGCCATCTGCTTCTTCTGGAACTCAAGCTGGAGCTCCTGCTGCTCGCGCTGCATCTGAATCTGCTGCGAACGCTTTGCTTCCTGCTCCTTCTCGATCTTCCTGGCTTCTTCGTCCGGATCCAGACCAAGCTCGGTGAGCAGGGTCTCGTCGGACACCACGCCCTCTGAGCGCAGAGAGACGATCAAACCCTTCTGCTGAACGTCGTCAGCCATCTTGAAGTCTTCATGCTTGATGTCGGCCTTCGGCATACGACCGAACGTCTGCAGCTTGGGTACGACAAACTTCGTGAGCATGTCGTCGAGCATGAGGACGTCGTTCCGCATGTCGTTCTCAAGCACACGCAACTCGACGTTGGCGCCTGAATAGACTGAGCCGCCGAACAGAAAGCTTGGGGGTACTCCCATGCCCGCGCCCATAAGGTCGCGGAGGTGGGTGAGACCTTCCCAGTTGTCGAGAGCTTTACCTTCGCCACGAAGGTTGATGACATCCATCGGGTACGGCATCAGCGCGACGTAGTTGGGGTCGCGGCGCCAGCGATCGATGTTGCCGGTCATCTTCGTGTTCCACTCATCGAGGTTGATCGACGAGATGGGGTCAGCTGTAGCGGTAGCCCTCGGCGACAACGCCGTCCACGGGAGAATGCGTTCCAACGACACAGCTTCCTGCGACCGCCAGATGGTGTGATACAACCAGATGACCTTGAAGATGGGCATGAACGGGATCTCGCCAAGGGACGCATCGTCCTGGCTGATCGAATCCGACTTCATGTGGTAGATCTGACCTTCGTCAAACTTGACGAGGGTGTTGGTCTTCACAGCCTCAATCACCGCCAGAGGCAGGTTGTTGAGAAACAGGTTCATGTGCTCACGGCGGTAGGTTGACGACCTCAATACCGCGGCGACTGACTTGGGGATGTTGTACGTGTACGTGTAGGAGTCGGTGACCGGTTCATAGATCGGAGAGATCAACCTGGGGTCGATTCTCAGGAGCTTGACCTTCTTCCGGCTCTGAACCTTCTTCTCGATAGCCTTCATCGGTCCGTAGGCTTTGCACTTCGTGCACGCAGCAATGAACTTGAAATCCTCAAACTTCCAGGAAATGCTGTCGAGCGCCGTCTCGGTGTCACACTTGCGGCACTTCAGGTACTTACGTGTCGGCCACAGGAACATCGCATACGCGTTGCCAAAAACGTATCGGTCCAGGAGCATGCGCTTCTCGAACCGTTTGTACTGAAGCTGTCCGTTCAGCAGTTGATCCCAATGCTCAATAGCCTGGCTGTTCTTCGAGTTGATCAGAAGATTGGTTGTAACGTAGCCGGCGAGCTTGCGGACGATCTGCTGAAAGACCGGGTTGGTTGAGTAGATGAACTGAGCCCAACGGTACATCTCCTTGACTGTGGTCGGAGTGTACTTGAGCGAGATATCGAAGAACGGGTGCGGGTATTGCTTCTGCGGATCGAACCGTCTCGCGTCGCTAGTGAAACTAGCGTCTGATCCATCGTTTCCAGCCATCGACAACCGTCCTTACAGTACTGACTTCAGAGACGAAATTACCTGATCGTTGTTTGCAACCTTGTGGCCTTTCATCATCTTGACCAGGTCGACTACATACGGGGCTGCCATCAGGCCCAAGGCTCCGGCGCCGGCGAAGGGCAAGATGCCGGACTTCCCCTTCTTTCTTTCTTCCAAACCAGCCTCTACGTCGCCAGCTGCAAGAGCGCCATAGAGCGGAAGCTGTGTAGCAGGGTGGTGAAGTATCTTTCTGAGTCTATCCAAGTTGGACGGATTGGGAATTGGAACAGTCATTATTTCTTCACCGCCTTCGGGTCCAACACGGAGTTCACGTATTCCTGCATCAAAGACAGCTTAGCCAGCTGGACTTCAATAGGATCGTCGGACTCCAGATCGTGAACTACTCCCTCAACGTTCGGCCGTTTTCCCGTCTTTCCGCCAACAGCTTTGCAAAGTTCCCGAAGGTCCTTAGTCATATACTCTTCTTGAGCAAACGCAAGGCATTCCGGGTAACAGACAATGCCGTCTTCTCTCATAATGCCACGGATGTAGCTGACCACGTTGTCGTTGAACTTCACTGACCGAATCTTCTTCATAACGCAAGCGGCCAAGCCGACCTGAGCCGGGGAAGTTCCCTCCAAGATCGTGTGGTCTGGTTCGAAGCCGGACAGGGCGTCGACCACCTTCTCGAAGACGACAACGTCTGTCCACGGAGCGTCGGACGTGTGGCACAGGAGAAGAGCACAGCCCTTCTCTACAACGGATTGATCGGGTTCGACGTCAATAGCTTGGTAGCTCGTGCCGATGACGTCAGCTACCGCCTCACAGCCCACATCGTCAGGGTAGCCGGAGATTTCCCGCTTGAGCGCCTTGTCGAGGACAAGAGGATCGCCGAAGCGATCCATTTCCTTGTACGTAAGCATGAGTAACGTCCGTTGGCAGCTTACGAAGCAGGACCGATGCGGGTCAAGGTCTTATCGCCTTTGGCCGTATCGCGGTGGACCTGATCTTCTTTGTTCGACTTGTTCGCCGGAGCTGCTTTGTTCTTCTCTTTAGCACGATCTGTTACGGACTTGACCTCTTCCGTGCACTTCACATCGACATCACCCATGTGGGTGGCGACGTTGGCAGCCATACTGTCGAGCATCTTCTTCACGGCCGGCGAAGCGTTCCGGTAGAACTTGTCCGGATCGGCCTTGAGTGAGCTCAGACCTCTCTCTGTCAACGTCCTGCGGAGGTCCTTCTCGTACTGAAGGATGATCGTCTGGAAAGTGTACGCCCGGATATCGTCCTTGGGTGTACCCATCGCCTGGAAAGCCATCTTCTGAGCGCCGTAGACGGCCCGTACAGGATCCACGAGGTTCGAGTAGTTGTCAGCCAGCCGGTGCTTGATGTCGAAGGCCTCCATGAGGCTCACAGCTTCTTTCGGGGAAGCTGACTTCATCATGCTCCTAAGCTCAAACGCTGCTACCTTGTCGCCGCGTGAGACCTCCATGAATCGAGCTCTGTCGTCCACAGCTTTCTTGAACAACGGACCGAAGGTGGTCTTCTCGGCGTAGTCAACGACACGGATGGGCATATCAACGTGAAGCTGCTTGGCGATCTTGCACAACGTGGTCGCACGTTCAACGCGCTCTTCGTTGGTCATCTCGCGGAAGCGGTCTTCGTACTGACGCTGAAGGCTCTGCAGGGCAGCCTTCTTCGAGAAGTATGTGGCGTGCTCTGTATCTGACAGATCAGATGCCCGAACGATGCGGTCAAACTGAGGAACACTCTTCTCGGCGATCTTGGCAAAAGAGGCCGGAACCTCCAGACCGAAGTACTTACAGGCCTCGGCCAACTTCACAGCGGTTGCTTGCTGAAGCTCCGGATGAAGGGACCCGTGGGTCTCATCAAAGTACGCGGTGCTCACTGCCGTAGCCGTCTTAGAGTAGATCGGATACCGGCGGAACAAACCTGTACGTCCCTCAATGAGGAGCGCAAAAGCCTCGTTAGGAAGGCTGGCATGTTTCTCAAAAGGCAAGAGCCTGCCTTCGATCATAGCCATCTTCCGACGATCA